GCCGACTGCTACGTTGTCATCTGCTGTGGTGTTTACTCCTAAAGCACTAACTCCAAGAGCCACATTATGTGAGCCTGTCGTGTTAGCGTCTAATGCTGTGTCCCCAACGGCTACGTTAGTAGCACCTGTGGTGTTAGCGTATAAAGCATAATAACCAACTGCTGTGTTGGAATCTGCTGTGGTGGCAGATTTTAAAGCATAGTTACCGACTGCTGTATTTTTATCGCCTGTTGTATTGGTTTGCATTGAAGACTGACCCAAAGAAGTATTATCTTCACCAGTCGTATTTGCCAATAAAGAGGCTGTTCCAAATGACTGATTTCTAAATCCTGTGGTGTTTGCTGTTAGTGAGTCTTTACCTACCGCAGTATTTTCATATCCTGTGGTATTAGTGGTTAAAGAGTTATAACCAACGGCTGTGTTACTTGACGCTGTGGTAGTGGCATCACCAGCAGCATAACCTATAAATGTACTATTATCACCCGTAGTAATCGCAGTTCCTGCTTCATCACCGATAGCTACGTTGTAGTTACCACCAGAAGCAATGCTGTTACCTGCGTTGACACCTGCAATGTAGTTTGATGTTCCAGCCGTTACTGTTGATTGAGTTCCGCTAATAATCCAACTGTCAGCCGATTCATCCCATAGGGCATATTTGCCAGCAGTAGCACCAAATAACTTAACGTCATAACCTGTATCGTCTACGCCTACTGTTACTGTTCCTTGGTTGGATAATGCACCAGCATTAGTTAATGCTGCGGTTTTAGTGGTTCCTGCTAAGTTTACATCCGTTAATACGTCATAAACCACACCACCAGACCCAGCTCCGTCAGTGGCTATAAATTTTGTTTCTCCTGCTAGGATTGCTACGTTAGCTCCACTACCGCAAGTGAATGTAAGTGTGTATGAAGTGGCGTTTTCCATCATCCATACTTTGGAAGCTGTGTTGGGTAACAGCGTAACGGTACACGCTTGACCACCGCCAGTCAGTTTAAGGTACAAGGCCCTATCGGCATCGGAAGCTCCGTCTGCAATAGTAATGTTGTCGGTTGAAGCGTTAGCTATGGCTCTAGTGCCATAACCAAGAGCTTGTCCAATCAACTCTAAATTCGTATTTGTTGTAGTTCCCCAGGTTCCACTGGCATCACCAGTGGCCATTTCATTAAGTCTTAGATTGTTAACGTATGTACTTGCCATGTTTTATCTCCGCAAAGAATATAGTATATTATTTTTATTATCTCGTCATTGTAATTATTACGCAACTTCTTCCCAGTCAGGGCTTTGAGAAGTTGTTATTGCAGCCCAGCTTGGGGATTGATTGTCGTCTATTAAACCCCAAACAAATATGTGCCCAACTGATGCTGTTAAAGTGTCTAATGTAACAACAACATTGGCCTCTGAGTCTGTGCTTACAGATCCTAAAGCGCTGGTCATTTCGTAACCAGTAATTGTTATGCTTACGTTATGGTGTACGGTTACAGAGCCAATTGATCCTGTTGCTGCGCCAAGTGTGACAGGTACGTTTGCTTCACCATCTACATCTACATTTACAGCGCCAAGTGTACCAACAGCACCCGCTACTGAAGCAATGGCTTGTGCGTTTACACCCGCAACGGGTGCACCTGTTGTACCAACTAAAGAAGCTGGGGTTACATTGGCTTCTGCATCAACTGTTGCAGTACCTAATGCGGAAGTTGCGGCTAATCCAGTAAGAGTAACGGGTAAAGGCTCACCCCAGGTTAATTGTCCCCAAGTCCCTCGACCCCAACCGTTAATGTTGGCCATCTAGAAACTAAGCGATTCTGATAATCGCTGTGCTTGCTGCTGCGGCAGGAAATACAATTGTAAAGTCTCCTGCTGTGGATGTTTTATCTCCACCAAAATCTATAGTTGCTACAGACACATCAGAATTTGTGTCGTTATAAATCATACAACCTCTAGCTGTGACAGTGGCTGTACCGAAAGTTAGATCCGCAAAGTCTGTGAATCCTGTTGTGCCACCACTTGTTGGGTTTACATTAGTTAACGCTGCACCAGCAGCAGTGTAGTTTGTTCCTGATACCTCAGCAGTTGTAGTATACGCAGTAGTTGCAGCCCCCATTGTTGCTGAACTTGTGTACAAAGCCAGTTTAAATGAGTTGCCTCCTGAAGCTAAAAAATTATGCTTAGCTTCTAACAGTTCTTTTTTAAAGCTAGTTGTTAGTGTTGATGTAATTGCCATTATTTTAACTCCTTCAATATTATTGCTAAATCTTCGTGTCCTTGCTCTATAAGAAGGTTTCTCATGGTACAACGCTCACTGTTGATCGCTTCTTTAATATAATAAAGTATTGTATTGTAAATTGCTAGTCTGAAAGCCTCGGCTTGAAGTCGAACGTGAGGTTCTGCACTATCAGAAATGCTGCATATCCTAGCCGTGCATGTTTCTGCCCAAAATTCAGGTGAATGCCCTTTGTTTTTAGTGGTAACAACTTCTATAGCGCCCAAACTTCCTGCTGTATTTACTTCTATCATATTAATACCTTTTTGCTTCGGGTGGAGTATTAACCGTCATAATAACTTCACCATCTTCCCTGTGCTTTTCTTTCATGAGTTTACTGTATTCTTTATACCCCATGGTAAAAAACTCATCTTCGTCTATTAAAATTAATGTTGGGTCTTCAAGACGATGATACCCATACAATTTTTCTTGAATTGGAACATCGGTGTCTAAAAGTCCCGATCTAGGAGCAACGCTTACTACCATTCCATTTTCTATACACTTAGCTAACCAAAATTCTACACAGGATCTTCCCGCCTCAGCAAAATGTAAATTACCTTTATAGGTAAAATCTATACCAAATAAACTTAATTTAGCCACTTTGTTATATAAAGCAAAAGCAATAGCAAAAGGAATTGTATTATTAAAATAAGAGCATTTCGTAGCTTTAACAACATCAAGTAAAGGGTACTCAACTAAGCCCTGACATCTTTCGTCTAGTTGACACGTATAGATAGGCCCGGGGTGACTTTTAATCACATCAACCATAATTCCTGTTTGGCTACCCGCAGCATCTGAGTCTAAAAACCTAGAAGCTGGGTCCATCATAAACACTCTATCGCAGTCAGTTATGCCTGCCATGGCATTAATACCCCAAACTTCAGTCCATTTCTTACTATGAGATTTAGCTAAATGAAAGTCTAATTGGCTTTCGCCCATTGCAACCAAAGCAATTTCTGCTCCTTCTAACTCTTTAATTTGACTCACGTAGTGGGTATTCTAACTTGATCGTATCTGTATTGTGATTGTGTTCCAGCGCCTTCGCTAGTGTTTCTAAGCCTGTCTAAAGCATCTTGAAATCGTTGTTCATACCCGCCTATTTCAGCTGGATCCATTTTTAAAAAAGTACCTGCTTCTACTAATGCTCCATAAAGCATACAGTTAATAGCATTTTGAGATAACCATGTTGTACCACTATCTGCTCCTGCTGTTAAAGAAGTAGGCCTATAAAAATAATGCAGTTCAAACGTAAAGTTAGCATTTGGTGTAGGGGCTAAAATAAAAGAGTCACTATCAAACTCCGCGTAATATTTAGGAGCCCCGGTCTCGGTTGATACTGGTTTATAGCTTTTCATAAAACTTACTTGTTTTAATAAAAGATAATTATAAACATTGCTCGTGCTAATTGTAGCTAAGCTAAAAGGAGCTAAAAAATCATTGGGCATTGCCAGATAAGTTGTACCGGATGTTGCTGTACCAGTTACATTCTTTTTAAAATTGTCCAGCCATACATTCTTTAATATACGTTCTTCTGTTTGTAAAATAAACGTAGGCAACGTAGCCACAAAAGTAGTCTCAGAAGTATCTACATAATTCTCTATGGCTGTTTTTAATGTGCTGTACGTAAAACTCATGTCGTTGTTATTGTAACATCACCTACGGAAGCAGTCATTTCAGTCGGTGTTGTTAATACTGTACCAATAATACCTAATCCAACGTTTGTGTAAACAGTAAATGCACTTGGTACTACGCTTACATCAGGTCTAGGCTGTAAAAGAGCCTCTGCATCTGGTCTAACATGAGGGGCCTCTAATTGAGGATGTTTAACATCAAAACACTCATAACAAGCTTTAACACCATCCCATTGAGTCTGTAGTGTCTTTAAACGAAAACGTTGGCTACATATATCGCAGATTCCGAATGCGTATTTAGCTGATGCAAAAGCCATTACTAAACTATCATTCTAGGAGGAAGAAAACGAGAACTCACTGAATCTATATCTTCAGAAGCAGCTCGATCAAATTCCTCATCATAAACCTGTTTTAAAAGAGCCATTCTATCGGGTGCTCTTTTCATTGCTATGTAATAAGCTAACCCTGCTGTCATACAAGGCAAAAATCTAAAAACAGTTTCCATGTTATTAGTAAAGTCCCCGGCATCTTGCATTCTAGTTAAAGCATAATAATAAATTACATCGGTAGAATTTTCAGGAGTGGGGTATAAATACACACGCGGTGTAATGTGTCTTTCTAAAAAGAACTGGTTAGGTCTAGCTTGTGCAGTTTTATTGGGTATATATAAATAATCTGAACGACTAAGCCTTTCTAATTGATAATCTTTGCTATCGCGTTGAACCACAGCAGAGGTAATGTCTACTATATCTGTTCCTAGATCTTGGTAGTTAGTTCCTTGTGTTACAGTAAAATTATGCTTGGTTATTAACCATTGATTAAGACCACGATTAGACCACTCTGCTATCATTATGTTCAAAGACCGTCTAGCAGTCTCCAAATCATATCCTGTGCGCAGTTCTAAACCACAACGTTCGTAAGCTTCTTCTATAAGCTCATCAACACTAAGGTCAAAAGATGTAGTTTCTGATGTAGCCATTTCTAGCCGCCATACATTTTCTTAGATTTCTTTTTAACTTTACCGCCGTGCTCATAGCCCATAACTTCGCCACCGCCCATGTAACCAGATTTACTTTTAGTCCAATCTTGGCCATTGCGAATAGCTTCTCTTCTGTTTCTCATTCCTGGCATAGTTTTCTCCGATTAAGCGTGAAACGCTGTCATTGTTCCAAAAGTGCTACGTGTGTATTGGACATAAATTCCAGCTGAAAAATAAACACCATCATCTGGCATTGTTACGTCTCTGGATACAGTTGCACTAGCAACACTTCCTAATTTCATTCTACTTGTTCCTACAGGAGAAGTTGTTAGAAAATCTATAGTTCCAGCTGTTGCTGAACTTACTATAAACGTTCCTTTTAATCTCCCCGGACCTGCAAAAATAACATCCGCCGCGGAATTATTGATTCCTGCGGATACGTTACCAGCTGGGTTACCAACTGCTGAAATACCTGATATTGTTTTAAAATATGAAGACCCAGTAGCTGTGCCTGCATTAGCACCTGTTATTGACTCTGTTTGGGAATCCCCATTAACATCAGTACCTGTAACAGTGAATGATTTAGCTGCATCATTCCCAGCAGAAAGAATAGTTACTACTCTTCCAGAATCAAGAGCAACCGCACCGCCAGAAGCCAACGCGCCACCTATTACAAGTGCTGCGTTATTTCCTACCGCTGCTGCTACCGATATACCATCAGCATCTAGAGCAACTGTGTCAGCAGTTATAGTGACTGCTTTGACATCTGATATAGCCATTATTTACTCCTTACTCGAATGGAGTTGCTAAAGTACCATCCCCGTGTAGGAATGCTTCACAATGCCATACTGCTGCTGTTGTAGCGTATAAACGGATTACTCCACCTACTAACCAACCTTGTGCTGCTGATCCCAAATCAATGGTATCGTCATTGCTGGCATCAGGTATAAAGGTATTAGTGTCTCCGGCTGTTGCTGGATCAAATAATTGAGCAAAACCAGAAAATAAATCACTGGTGTTATCTGTATTAATTTGTCCTGCACCTGTAAAAGTTGTACCAACTATGAAAGTGTAGTTTAAACCTGCTGCTGCTGTAGGTAGTGTAACCACAATACCTGCCGCTCTATTTAAAGTATAAACAGTACCTGAATCAGTTGATTCTACGCTTTTTGTTGCTGTTGTGATGCTACTAATATTGGAATAAGCAGAAACATATCCTGTTGTAGTTATATTACCGCTTGAGTCAACGTCAAGATTTGTGGTTACTGCACCAGTTGATGCTGTTACCGTGATTTGTTCAAAACCACCTTCGGACCTGACTGGTCCACTAAATGTCGAATTCGCCATAATCTTTTCTCCTGAAAAAATAAGTCTTATCGTCTCGGCTTGTCTGCTAGGTCAGTCGATAAAACAAATATAATTATCCTAGTACTCCTGATTGTATATCATCCATCTAAAAAAGAAAAGGGATCCGAAGATCCCTTTAATTTATTCAATCAAATGAATTATGCTCCTGGTGAGCCAAATATGCCTCTCCAGTCACTCCATCCAAAGCTGTATCGTTCTCTAGCTTTGTATCTTACATTTCCAGTTTCAAAGTCACCTTCCATGTTAGTAGACACTGCCGTCCTAACGAAATGCTTAAGACCGTTGGGAACATCCGTTGTAAAGAAGAACGCATCAGTATCTGTTAGGTAATGATTTACTGCGTAGCCTTCTGAGACCATGCCCATGTTGCGAATCGCATTTATATCATTATCTGAAGTACCGACTCTTCCTGGTGTTTCCAGTAGTCTGTCTGCAGTGAATTGCAAAGCAGGTGGAATGATTAATTTCCTTGCTTGTGCATTGATCTTAAGATTTCTTTCATCTTTGAAACCAGCAATATCAATTAGTGCTTGTTCCATTGATGTTTCATTAAGATCGGCTGCTGTAGATAGCTCATTTCTCATATCCACGTTAGCAACGGTAGGGTGATCGGTAGTCATAAGTGCCTTACCGTCTCCTCCTACATACGATGAACTAAAACCATTGTTCAAAACATTAGCTGCTTTGACTTGTTTTGTTTGTTGCATCGAACGTGCCAGTGCTCTTGTATATCGAGAAGAAAGTGTATCGTAGAGATTATCTTCGATAGCTTCTTCTGTTAATGCAAAAGCAAGTGCTACAGTTTCATGAGAATATCTTGCTGTCCAAGATTCTTGCGCTGTGTCGTATGTGACAGCTGCGCCTTCACCTTTTACAGAAGCTTCACCGAAGCCTGTTAACATAACTTCTTCTTCGAAAGCTCTTTCTGAGTTTTCGGTGTCAAAGATGTCTTCATGCTCATTATTATAACGCTCGTACTCTAATCCAAAGAGTGCGTGCAATCCAGGAACTAACTCTTTTACAAGTTGTGCTCTGTTTATAGCCATTTATTACTCTCCTAATTAAACCGCGAAGGTATTTGTTGGGAACGTGAAGTAAGCTCTTGCATAAGCACCTATCGCATTTGATGGTGCCAAGTTAAAAC